GTTTTTAAGCCCTTTTTACAAGACTATATATGCATTATAACACACATTACAGTAATTGTCAACACTTTTTAGAAGAAAATGCCTGTAAAATATCATTTATTTGATTATCACACTCATTGTTACAAGTCTCCCAAAGCAAAGCTCGTTCACTTTCAATATCAACATCATTTACATCTGGAATGGTTCGTTCTTCACAATATTCAACAGTATAATAGTTGTCTCTAATTTTAACTGAAGCTCTGCTTGCCGCCTTGATAGTAGTTATTATGGCTTTACTTTCGTATTTTGTCATTTTAACTCACTCCCTAATACCAATGATAATATAATCATCATCACAATACCGCAGACTAAACCAACTATAAATCCACACCAAAATGGCGGTATAAACATTGTTAATCCTCCTTAGACTTCTTTAATTTAGACACTCTCAGTGTGGTAACTTCTTTAACTTCCTTACACTTGTCCATTGCAATGATCGTGTCACTGTTAATAACATCGTTGTATATAGCTTTTTCAAGAGCATCCATATCAACATATTCTTTAGTTTTTATAAACTGATTGTAACCACCGTCAATGTCACTTGATTTTAAAAGTTCAATAAGTTTATCTTCGTTAAGTGTTTCTCTTTTTGATACTGAATATTTAGCTACATACCCATCAACTTCATATTCAGGTAATTTTGACTGTGACATAATCTCTTTAATTTCTGCATTTTCTTTGTCACAAATTTTTTTGTAGTCATCCAATTCCTGTTTGTTGCTTACATAGCGTGGAATAAGTTCATCAAGCCTATTCATTGTTAGTCCTCCTTAGATTTTTTTAGATATTTCTGTGTTATAGCACCAAGTACACCATTTCGTCCTTTAGGTAATTTTGAACGAAACTCGATAAGTTTCCAAATGTCAGACTCTTTCCAATACCTTGTCTGTCTTGAACCTTTTTGTATATAGTCTGGGAGTAGTTTTGCTAATTCGTGTTCGGGATTTACTCTTTTCCACATATACCAATTATTAATGGTATTAACAGCACAGCCTAAAGTAACAGCTACTTCTTCAACTTTTAATAAGCGTTCATTTTCCATTTTAATGTCTCTCCTTTCCATATAAATATTATCAATCCTCCTTTAATAGTTTCTATAGTTGTTTTATGTTAATATTATAACACATGATATAATTGTTGTCAACATTAACTCAATAAAAAATCAAGTAATTCTGTTTTATTTTTTGAAATTTTCCCATCCACAATACAGTCGGACATAGCACCTTTTTTCTGTACTAATTGCCAAATTCTTTCATCAATGGTATTTTTACACATGATGTTATAAATTGTAATGTTGTTATTCTGTCCAATTCGGTGACACCTGTCCACTGCTTGGTCATATGTTGCTTTTGTCCAGGGATGGTCTAAAAATATGACTATTGTACCTGCTGTAAGCGTAATTCCCGTTCCCATAGCCCCGAGAGTGCCTAACGCAAATTTACATTCAGTATTATTCTGAAATGCAATTACATTTGATTGTCTTTCAGCATCTTTGGTTTCTCCTGTTATTATAATTCCTTTATATTTTTTACTTAATCGGTCATAAACAGGTGCTGTCATTTGTATCCAGTTTGAGAAAATAACAACTTTCTTCCCACTCTCAACTGCTTCATCTACAAGCTCTTCCATTCTATCAAGTTTAGCCGACTCCTTAATTGTACTTGATAGAATACCCGTATAGCCAGTTGCTTGTCTTAACCTAATAAGTTCTGAAAGCGGGTTAATAGAATTTTTAATCATATCAATATTAGCTTTAATTGCTGTAGTTACTTCTTTATAAATCTGCTCTTGTTTGCCTGTCATTTCAACATATTCATCAATATATAACTTTTCAGGTAAATCTAATACATCTTCTTTTAATCGTCTGAGCATAACAGAATTAAGTTGTTCTTGTAATTCATCAAGATTTTTATAACCTATAACTTCATACCCACCAAAACCACCTGTTACACAATAATGATTTTTAAAAGCATAAAATGAGTGTTTTTCATAACCCAACCATTTTAATATAATGTATAAATCCATTGGCGTGTTCATAAGAGGTGTACCTGTCATTGCTATTCTACATTCAGGCTGTACTTTTAAAACACCCTTTCCTTGTTGACTTGATGGGTTTTTACAATTATGCACTAATATATTATTTGCAAAATAATTATGATTATCTTCTACTTCTATATCATAGGCTTTGAATGATATATCATTTAATATTTTCTTCGATATTAACTTCGCCATTATTTTCAAACCACCTTTCTAATTCTTCATTGTCAATCTGCTTATGCGTAAATCTGATAACTTTAAAACCCAGATAATTTAAACATTTATCCTTCTTAGTGTCTAATTCTTTACAACGCTTTGTATTATGGTTATTACCGTCTATCTCTATACATATTTTTGTTTTAAGATTTACAAAATCTGGTTTATAATTATTTGGAAATTTATCAAATGGAAATCTATCTCTTGCCATTTTAGTTGGTATAGCATAGTTATAATAAAATCCTCGTTGAATTAAATAATCATATACTTTCTGTTCATACTCTGAAATTTTACCATTTCCATATTTGAAATTATTCTTTGCAACATATCCATTTTTTAGTTTTGTTAATTTTGTTTTTTCAACAACTCCTTCCATATATACAGGGTTATTTTTGGTCATTCGTTTAACTACTGATTGTCTAAACTCATCGTCTTTCCATTTTTCTTTTAGCATTTCCGAGTTTTTCTTTCTATTTTCTTCACTCATTGTATTTGTGCCATAGGTTTTAATTCTCCACTTAGCTGAACAAGAAGTAGAACAAAATCGTTTACAATTAGAACTTTTAAAAGCTGATTCAGTTACTTCAAATGAATTACCACACTCTTTACAATGTAATGTTATTCTAGGTGCTATTTTCATTCCAACTCTTGCAGTATTAGCACATAACTTAGAGCAATATTTATTCTCTTTTCTGCCTTTAAATTCTCTGCCACAATATTGACATATTTTATTCATAGTGTTTTCAACCTCATTTCTTTGCTTTATGAATAAATAATAACACATAAATCAAAGATTGTAAAGTGTATCTTCTACTAAAGTATCATTTTCTGTTAAATCTTTAGCACACACCCAACCTCTATTTGTTGTATAGAATTTATGTGTAGCAGTACATCTTATCGTTTTAGTTCCTGTGAATGTTTGTATTTCTAATTCCATAAATGGCTCTGCTATTATATTTTCAAACCAGTTTTTAATCGGCTTATATTCATATATATCTGCCGTTTCATTATATGTCAAAACATTTACATTTAATTTGTTTTTAACAATATCTCCAATCTTTAAATTCCCCTTATCTGTTGTTATTAAAGTATTATAGTCAAAACATTTATGAATCTCATCTATAGCTACAATTCCAATGGTTTTATTTTTACATAATTCACTTATTTTTGAGCTTATTTTATCATCTCTTAATGTCTCAACATTGGTAATAAGGAAATAACTGGATATTGATTTTAAGTTGTTTAAATCAGTTAATTTGTCTTTGTTACTTCCAATTCGTAATTTTCCACTTTTCATTCGTTGGCCTAAAATATAACCAGTTTCACTCGAATGTGTTCTGATTTCATTCTGCCAATTCCATTTTAAGCCATTTACGCCGCAAATTATAAGACAGTATTTATATCCTTTTTGTAATTTTTTAGCAACTGCAATGTCTATAACTTGCTTGGTTTTTCCAAGCCCTTGCTCATCACCTAACAACCATTTGTTATATTGCATACCATAATTAAAACCTTCTATTTGATGTTGAAATGGTTTTGTTTTAAATTTAAACCCATTGGGAATTTTTGCTTCTGATTTATCAAGTGTTTTATAGTTATCATTCACAGTGATTTTATAATCAGATAGCTTGACTTTAAGTTCATCTAATTTAGTTATGGGCAATTCCCATTGTTTTTTCTCTTTATCCCAATATCGAGTTGGAAAAGAGCGGATTATTTCTACTATTTTATTGTCATATGGAAATGTAACAAAGAGCGATTGCTCTCCGTTACATTTATTTGATTTTGCTATATTTATATTTATCATTTTAACTCTCCTTAATCAAATAATTCGTGAAATGACAATCTAATTCCATTATACCAAGTTTCTAAATACAATTTATCCTCATACTTGTATATTTTTTGTCTTACATATCTGCCCTCGACTTTGGTGTTATAATCATCTACTATACGACCGTATTTTTGTACTTCCCAACCTATGCAACTTTTCATTTGCTTAACTCCTTAATCAAATAACTTGTTTTGTTGTTATAAATATTATAACACACATTTTCAAAATGTCAAGTCTTTTTTTTAAATTTTTTCTAAGAAAATAAAAAAAATAGAAGTGTTAATTAAAACACTCCTATTTCCTTTGTCATTTGTTTTATGCAGTCTCTTTCTATTTGCATATCAGTATTATTATATAATGTGTGTATAAACTCATTTATTTCTTTGCACACATCTTTTATTGATACTTCCACTGCCTGCTCGGTTGTTTCATGTAATTGATATTTGCGTTTTATATCGCAATATGATTTATATTGTGGTAATATATCATCATATTCTTTTAATACTGTCTCAGACTCGTTTATTTGCCCTTTTAAGCCGTTTTCTATATGTTCCTTAACATTATATAGGGCAGATAATTTAATGCAATTATCATAGGTTGTAGCCCCACTTTCAAGTTGTTCTATGGTATTATTAATTTCATCTATATTTAACAAATATCAACACCGATTTCTTTTTCTTTCTTTTTATATTTTTCATGCATATCACTTTGCTCAAGTATGATTAAATCAATGTTATAGTCAACAGCTTTTTTTCTAATTGATATCGCTCTGCTTTCTTTAATTCACAATCAACATCGCAGATAAGCTGTTTAATTTTCATTGCACTTGCCACTTCATCAATAGCAATGAGTTCTTTATACATTTGCTCATATAATTTTTTAGTGTCTTTTTCCCAATCTACCCATATAATTAACCCATTTTTAACAGCATTCTTTTTAGTGGTTGTGTCTACATCCTGCCTTGTATATCTATACCAACTGTCGGGAATTATTTTTGGGTCTTCTACCGGTAATTGAGGGATAAGTTTATTATGATGATTTATAAAGTACCTACATAAACCACGGTATGCACAAGTTTCATCTAAATAATGATACTCATGACATCTTTTATAGCCCTTTAACCCCAAAAAATCATAATAGTTAGCAAACTGTTCATGTAACATTATTCCTTTGATTTGATGTTGGGCTATTCTTGCGTAAATCTCATCTACTGTCACTGTTCTAATGCCTCCAATCGTTTAAGTATTTCCGCTAATTTAATGTCCTGATTTTCTAAGTGACTATGAATTTCATCAAGTACATACTTAGTTTTTTTATCAAAATCTTGCATTAAATCCTGCTTATCACCTTGATTTAAATTCTCATCTAAGTTTAATATTCCTATAAAAAAACTCAGTATGTTTAGAATATCAAGTATTCCGAATTGATTATTGTTCATTAGCAGATTTTTGTAACAGTTACATTAACTTGTGTAAATGTTGCCCCTACACCTGTATTAATAAAACTAATAACAGTAGGAGAATCACAGCATTTACATGAATTTGATTCGGAGACTTGCACAAGTGTATTGAATGATATAGACTCCAAGTCAGTTGCACTTGTAGATGATGTTGTTGTCAATGCTTGTGGTTGCAGTGTTCCATTTTTCATCATCTGCACTGTAATGTTTCCTGTTGCTGTGCCTGAGATTGTTGCTGTTGCATCAAATCCTACCATGTAAACACCGCATTTATTTAATTGAATAGAAGTTGTACCTGTTCGTACTGCGGTACAACCTTTTTGTAAAGGTACACTATTAAGTGGTATTGCTGTATTTGTTGTTACTGACACATTTTGACTATATGTTTCTAACATAATTATTATCCTTTCATTATTTAAAATTAAAGAGGGTGTTTTGCACACCCTCTAAATAGGCGTACTGTATACGCTCGTTTGTTTTATTTAGCAACCGCAGCCACAACCTGTATTACAGAATGGACTTGTGCCTGCTGTATATGTCATGCCATTTGGGTATCTTACAACACCTGCAACTGCATTCTGAAGTTGTAAAGCATTAATCTGATTCTGCATATCTGCTATTCTGTTGCCACAAATAGCGTCAAGTATCTTCTGTGTCTGTGCAGTTGTAACTGCGTTAATTTCAGCGGTATTCTGTGCCGCAAGGTAACGATTTTCAAGAAGTGCTTGTTGAGTTTCGCAGCAGCATTCTTTGTTTGCAAACCTGTTTTCAAGAATTGCACTATTTACTGCTGAGAGTCCAGTACATAGATCACGGTTGATAGACATTTGATTTTGCTGAACGGTATCGTTTATTCTACCTACTGAGTTCTGTAAATCATTGAAATTCATTGCATTACAAAGTCCAGCTTCTGTTACTGCGTCACTGTTTCTATTATTGCCGAACATTCCGCCACCCCACATACCAGGGAGAAGCAAAAGTGCAAAAATCCAGAAAAAACCAAGACCGTCACCGCCGAACATTCCATCATTTCTGCCCGTTACGGCAGCTACATCTGAAAGTGAATATCCTGTTTCCATATTATTATTGTTCCTTTCTCATTTGTTTAATATAAAATGTTTATTTATAAAAACGCCCCGTACGCTGACGATTTTATACATTATTTGAGTTGATTTATAATCATATTAGGGTCAATCCCTCGTTTTTGACACTCCTCCATAAACACATCTTTAGGATTTCTATTGCCAACAAGTTGCATTATAGAATTAATTTGAGGGTTACTTTGTGCCATTTGCATAATTGCACTTTGAGGATTTTTCATTGTTTTAAACATATTCATCATTTGTTTAACTTGTTGTAAGTTGTTATTCTGTGATAACTGATTTTCCATCATTTGTTGATACAGCTGATTTGCCATTTGATTTCACACCCTTTATATTTTTTAATAATTCATCTAACTCATCTTTTGTGACATATTTTGACATATCTATTTCAGATTGCTGTGTTTGTGATGGTTGATTTGTGGTTTCCACATAGTTAAATGTTCTTAGATTACACATGCCCACATTATCACTGATTTTAATATAAAATACCCCATCATTGTCACTGTCTAATAGCATTACATTGCTATTAGGTGCTAATTGATATGCTTTAGCTCCCTCAATGCCTTGCACCCAAGTAATGCCATTATTTTGTTGTTGCATATTACTGTAGGTATTCATGTACCTGTTGTATGGGTTCATCATTGTGGTATTGTAGCCCATTGGGTTCATGCTCATTTGATTTGCAAACTGCATATTGTTCATCTTTAATTCCTCCGTTATTTAATACAAGAAAGGCATTCATAGTCGAGCAGTTTGTTTTAGATATAATTGTTTTAAGTTGATAACTAATATCTATCACAGTTACTACCCTCTTTCTTTAATTAAATTATAAAATAAAAAACAGTATTCTAATTGTTAGAATACTGTTTATTTCTTGTATGAAAATTGTATTTTATATCACCCTTAGTATCTTAGATCTAACTTTCTTTGCTAATTTTGATACCTTTGACTCCGATACATTCATTTCAAAAGATATTTGTATATTGGATTTATCCTCGGCTCGTAAATTAAAATATTCCATTTCATCGCTTGTAAAATTGCATAGTTCTCTAAACCGTTCTAATTCAGGCAATGTAAAATCACAAATTTTCATAATTATTCAATTTCTTCCTCGGTTTCAGGGTTATCTGAAACATCTTCCTTTACATTCTTTTTAATGTTCATCACCGCTGAAATCCCTGCCGATAACGAAGAACCAATGAGCGTTAATATTGCTTTCTTATTAAGGTTTTCAAAACCCGTCGTACATATTTGCGTCAAGAAAAATGCAATAAACGCTTGAATGAATGTTCTGATTGCTCTGTAAAGTGGTTCATTTGATTTAATTTTTTCTAACATAGTAAAATACCTCTCTTAAAATATTTTTATCATTTATAACACTTCTTTATGATGTTGTGCCGCCATATGCAAATATGATGTTAATATATCTGTTACTTGTTGACGAGTTCGTAAATGTAACAGTCTCACCCGAACAGGAAACGGTGATTTGTGTGCTACTGTGTATAGTGTATATACAGGCAGTGTTGGAGTTACCGTAAAGCAGCCATGCGCCAAAAATGTTTTCGCTGGTAGTTCCCGTGAGCACTATAATGCCACTACTATACGATTGAACAGTAATACTAACACTACTACTGCCTGACAATGTAATTCGTTGTCTGCTTGCGCCACCAAGATTGTTTAATGCTGCTACTGCCGTTTCTGCACCTGTGCCGCCATGTGCAACAGGAATAACTTGCTTATCGGTATATATGTTACCCATATCAGTATTATCAACATAAGCATTGAGTTTTGTACCTGTCCAACCAATAGAAATATTATGATTACTACTATCATCTTGATTGCCTGTACCGCCACCCCAAACTGGGCGCTGATTGTCGTTAGTAATATCGCCACGCTCTAAGAATTTATCTAATTTTGAACCCTGTGCGTCTAAAAGGGTGCTTAAATCTGAGATTGTACTTGATAAATTTGAAACAGTTTCTTGTAAATTTTCAGTCTTTTCACTGAGCGACACACTTTCTTGTGTATTCTGTGTTTCGGTTGATACATTTGTCTGTCCAAAATTCAACGCTTGTGCAGATACAGTCTGTTCAACTAATAAGCTACCCGAGTATGTGTTTTGAAAAACAGGGCAAACAATACTTTTACTTGTTATATTGTCATCGTAAGATAATGCAACGACATTTCCAAGTTGGATATCAAAATTAGATACAATCAATTTAATATCACCTGATTGATAGTCAAATTTTGCAAACAATTCTAAAATTAACTGTGCCCAAGCACCTGAAGAACCGCCAAAAGCATTATACCACACTTGCATAAAAAAGTTATCGGAGATATTATACTCACCGCTAAACTCTTTAACATTGTGACCTGATGAAACTGCTATGTCTTTCGTGACTGTGTATGTATCTATTAGCGTTCCATCACGGTTAAAGATATTGACTGTTTTAGGTGGTTTGTAAGTGTTTTCGGAAAATTGTGTGTCACCTGTTTCATAATTATTTACTACACTTATATTGAAATTTGACTTTAACTTAGTTGTAATTTCACCTAATCCTATAAATACTATTTCGCCATTTCGATCAATTTGAATGAAGCCACATTCACTTTCACCAATTTGTCTTAGTATTTCATTAAATGTAATTGATGACGGGCAGTATTTTCTTAAATCCCAGACAATATCATATGATATGTCAAAATCAGAGAAGTGACCAGTTGTAAATTTGTCTGGTATTATTATTGATAAACCATATTCTGTAAACACATTGTTTAAAAAATCTTTGATAAAATCAATATATTTATACTTTTCATCTAATTTTAACAGCTCGAGATAATCATTACAAGTTGATTTAAATATATCTGCAACATCTTTGTTATTCAAATATGCAATATAGTCATATGCGGTTAGTTGGTAAGCGTTTCCACAGGTCTGATATACACATTTATCTACATAGCCTGTAAATAATTGTTTCTTATTTTCATTGTTAGAGTCTGTTGACCATACACTTATCTCATGCCCTGTCACATCTGTAATGTCGTGTATTGTCACCTCAAACATATTTGAATTTACTTGTCCTATTTCCATATCACCGTCAAGTAGAATTTCGGTTAATGTCATAGAGCCACTTTCAATACCTTGTGTTAAATCGTTATAAATTGTTACAGGATTAGATGGGTCTGTTTTTGGTCTTGAAATAATTTTAATATGCGTTATTCTGTCAACTACTATATCTGCCATATAATCACTCCTTAATATTCAACAAACTCAAGTTTTAATTCACCGTAAATAATGTCGTTCTCAGTTATTTTCTTAATTGGAAAATTTATATCAGGTCTGTAAAAATAGCCTGTTTTATATGTGTTTTCCTCATCATTCCAATATTCAAGCTTAATTTTTCGCTCGAGTGCAATTTCTTCATTTTTGGTAAAAAACTCTTGAATTTCTTGTTTTTCCGTAAGATGTAAATTCGGTCTTGTAGTGAATGAAAAGGCTGTCTTAGTGCCCTGTGCTGTCACTCTTGTTAAATTTCTTGTGTTATCATCTCTATATGCTTTAATTTCTTCTCGCTGATTTGGAGTGCTTTCCCAAGTGCCAAGTTGAATATATTCGTGTGGAAACACTATATCTTTGTTTGCAACTTTTAATAAATAACCTTTAAATGCCATAATGTCCTCCTTATGCAAATGCTTTTCCAGTCTGTTTGTAACGCTTTGCACTCTCATCCCACACGGCTTTAGCAACTACTTTACTATCTAACTGTAGTACAATGGGCGATTTATCGTATTCATCACTTCGTGCGTCTAATGCTGCTGTGAATGCTTCAATCATTGTATTTAACGGTGTTTCAATATTAACGCCCTGTTTTTGATCGCCTAAGATTGCCATAAATTCTTTATTGGGAGGCAATACTGCACCCTGAGCAAGTTTTGGAATTTGAGGTATGTTTATCAATTTAGAATGGATATATCTCTAACCTTTGTAAGAGCCTTGTTTATACCCTCAAATGGAATTTTAATAATTGTATTGATGCCTCCGATTAAAGCGTTTATAACAGATTTTAAAGCTGATAATATGCCGTCTTTAATACCGCTGAATACTTTACCGCCTTTTGAGAATACATCTTTAACTTTTTGCCAAGCATTTGAGAATTTATCTTTGAACCAATCAGGTATTTTTGAAAAAACATCTTTTATGCCCGATACAACATTGCTGAAATGTGTTTTTATCGTTTTCAGACTAAATGCCGATTTAATTTTATCTACAATGCCCGTAAATTTTTCTTGAATTTTTCCCCATACATTGCCGAGACCTTCTTTAATATGAGTAATTACACTACTACCAATGCCTACAAACTTTTCTCTTTTTTTGGAAAACCATGTTTGTATGTCCGTCCACAAAGCTGTAAACTTTTCCCTGATTCCGTTCCAAATATTACCCAAACCATTCCTGAGTCCGTTGATAAGAGAACCACCTATGTTAGACATTGCACTCGATGAAGACGATTGAATGCCGAATGCTCCTTTAAAACCATCAATAAATGGCTTGAATACATTATTATATATCCAAGTACCAATACCTGCAATAGCTTTACCAATACCCCTGAGAAGTCCAAATATGATGTTTTTACCGTTTTCAAAAAATCCTGCGTCTGAGTCAATGAACTGTGAAAAATAACTGCCAATAGCTGATATTGCATTTGACGCAGCCGTATAAATAATTTGACCTTCTGTAATCATACCATTAATGGCATTGCCAAGAATCGAACCCAATAATGTGGATAAGCTCGATATGATAGATGAAAAATCAAACCCCTCAATAAATCCCATGATAGATTGACCTATTGTATACAATGTATCTGCCCAATTAAAGTTTTGTATGAATCCAGTTAGTGTGTCTAATACACCAACCGCAGCACTTCCGAGTAAATCACCTACTTGTGTAGACAAACCTACCCAGTCAATTCCCATTATAGTGTCAATAACATCTTTACCCAGTTGCATCCAGTCCATGCCTTGAATTAAACTTGTGACTAACTGTAATACACCCGAAACGCCGTCACTAAGTGTTTTGCCTATATTTGCCCAGTCTAATGAGAATACAATGTTTATATAACCTGCAAGCATTGTACCCAATGCTCCCCAATCATATGTTTTAAAACTTGTATCTATGCCCGATATTACATTGTCAACACCACTTACTACTTGTTGCTTTTCCTCGTCTGTAAGTGTTAATTTACTAACTATTGTATTTCCAAATGTTGACAATGAATTAAATATAGCAGTCCAATCAATTTCATTTAAAGCCGTTACTATTGATATGCCAATACCCCTAATGCCGTCAGCAGTTGTGTTAGCTAATTCTTGCCAATCTACTGTCATAAATATCGAATTTACAGACTGAGCAAATGAGTCTCCTGCCGCAGTAAAATCAAAATTATCTATAAAGCCGCTAATAGCAGACAATACAGTATTAACCCCATTACCTATTGATACCCCTATTGTAGTCCACAATTCGGGGTGTTCAAAAATACCGTTTAACAATGTAGCAAAGCTTTTCCCGAAATTATTTGCTGTTTGTTGTATTTTATCCCAATTTATATTTTTAAGGCTATTATTAATTTTATCCGCTATAATTGTGCCTACTTCAGTGAAATCTGCTTTTTTCCAAGCTTCTTTGATTTTATTTGCAAAATCACTGACATCAGTATCAGCAGTTGTTAGTTCAAAACCGCCCCCCGAAGTAGTACTACTACTTCCCGAAGTGTTGTTTGATGATATTACATTTAACTTATCATATGCACCAAGCTGTTTATTTGCTTCTTTTGCACTGTTAGCTACATCTGAAATACTATCTGCATAGCTCTCATTCCCCTTAGTCGCTTTATATATGTATTTCTGACCTGTGAGGGTTGCAAAGAAGCTTGCCACTGCATTTGCCGCCTGTGTAAATAGACTAATTATTTCTGTTATAACAGGTGTTAATGCTGATATTAACGGCTGAGCCATAGTTGCAATGCTATTTGTAAGTTGCTTAAACGAATTTTTAATTGCAGATAAATCTTTATTTACTTTAGGTGATTGAGAAGCTAGTGTTTGAAAAGCGTCGCTTGCATAACCTCTTAGTTTATTAAAAAGTGCAAATAGTGATCTAATACCGAACCCATATTTAAGCAATGATTTTAAACTTTTGTCAGAAGAACCTTTCATATTTGAAAATACATTTTTTATTACACTACCAGTTTTTGTTCCTGCACTGCTTATAAGTTTAAGTGCTTTACTTCCAACACTACCTAATTTACGAAAAACAGATAATAATTTTGATGTGTTTTTTGTGGTCTGTTTTTGTTTATCTGCAAGTTGTGACTGTTTTTGTTTTAACTCTTCAAGTTTTATTGTTGTCTGCTCAATGGAAGATTGTGTTGCATTAAGTTGTTCAGTATCACCACCCACCGTAAACGCTTTACCCTCTTGCACAAGAGTATCCATACGCAGTTGAGCATCCAACAACTGGTCACCGTACTGTTCAAGTTTATCTTGCGTTTCTTGCCATTGTTGTTTACCTTTAGCTGTATCAGTGTTAATGCGAGACTGTTTAGCAATAAGTTTTTCCATTGTATCAGAGATTGAATTTATTACAGTCTCTAAATCTGTATATTCCTCAGTAGGTGTCTTTGTCTGTTGTAATTTTCTGTATTCGTCATTTAGCTTTGTAAGTTTATTTTCGGTAGCTTTAATCTGAGCATCTAATTTTTGCATTTCAATACTTGCTTGTTTTGATGAAGAAGATTTAAAAGCTTCTCTTATGGAGTTACCAAGTTTTTGTATCTTGTTTTTATCTGCTTTAACACTAACACTTAAACTAATATCGCCATCGTGACTTTGCATTTATATCACCTACCTTTATTCCAAATTTTCTTAATTATGTCTTGAGCTTGTTTTTCTTCAACACTTTGAGAATCCCATATAAAATATTGTGGATTTTGTTGTTTAAATTCCTGCTCATATTTTTCAAGTTTCGTATGCTTTTTAATTTTTCGCCTTATCTCAATAATGTTAGATAAAGCACATTCACCAATACCTAAAAAATATCCCATAAATGTCCACCAATGGATATAAGGTTCAGAGCGAATTTCTTTTTTCGCCACATCATTAACCGCCGAAGCAATTAATTGTGAGTCTTGTTCCCAATCAATTAATTTATAATTACTTTGTAACCCAATGGATTTTTCACCGCAGTTAAAGAAGTTATACATTTGTAAAACCGCTTCTTCTATGTCATCTTCAAATGTTTCTAATGTATCTTCAATATCAGTCAAACCGTCATAAAAGATAATTAAGCTGGATATTACTCTAAATTGAATATCCAGCTCCTCATCCCCTAAAGCTGAAAAACAATCAAGTACCATTCTAAAATCACCGTTATTTCTAATTTTATATGATTTATCTTTGATTTTAATTTCAGTAGGTAGTTCAAACATTATATTTTACCTTATTTACTTGTATATTTCTGCGTGTGTGTCTTTATCTTTGTCTTAACTTTCTTAATTTCTGAATTGATATTCTTTTCATATAAACCAACTAATATTGTTATGATATGTTCATATCTCGGAACGCCATTAATAAGGTCGTACATAGAACCCGAGTCA